TGCTTTTGAAATGCGGGTTGTTTGTGTCTTTCAGCGCCTTGCCCATTTCACCCTGTGCAGCGGCCAGTGCGGAATACAGGCCCTTGTGGGTGACGGTTTCCAGCGTGATTGCTTCGTGCTTTGTCATATCAAAATCCAATCGTTGCGGCGTTCAGTGCCGTGAAAAATGCCAACACGCCCCAGCCGATAACCATCGCCACAAGGGCAGCAACACCCCCAGCCAAGAGCATCAGCGCATAGTCCAGCGCCGTGATGGATGGCGTGTTGATGCGGGCGAGGTCGTCGCAATGATAGGCGTCTTGGCCCTCCATGCGGCGGTGATATTCCAGCGTGTCGGCGGTCATGGGCTTGCGGTCTTGGCGGCTCATATTAATCACCTCTCTCTGTCATTTGCTCGTAATGGTTCAGCCCGCGCACATTTCCGCGGTCCAGTGGCGGCGGATTGGTGGCGTAAAACGCAGCTTCGGCCGCAATGTCTGCAAGGTGCTGCGCGCGTTCGTTGGCGGCTTGCTCCATGCAGTCTGCCTTGCGCCACGCCCGCGCGGCATCGCTAAACATGCGGCGGTCATATGCGCGGTGGCTTTCGCTATCGTCGCTCATGGCTGTGCCTCGCACCAATCGCAAAACATATCCCCATCAGCATCGGCCAGCATGGTTCCAGCGCATGGCTTGGCCCGGTATCCGCGCGGCGCGTCCTCGTCGGGTTCCTCGCATCGCCCGCAGGTGTCACCGTCCTCTGTGCCAACTTCGGGGGCATCGGGTGGGCCAGCCAGTCGCCATGCGTCATAGGTTGCTGGGTGTAGGGTCATGGCGCTGCCTCCGGGTGAGTGGGGAACGGCTGCCAGCAAATCGGCGGATGGTTTTTACTGAAAAATTCCCAACGGCCCACCTTTGGAAGCCATTGTGTTATGGTCACAAATTCGCCGCCCGTCCCGGCTGCAATGATAATTGTGGGCTTGTGCATTTCGTATTCAGCCATGTTTTTACCGACAGCCCGCGAAACTTTAACGGTTTCGCCGCGTGGGGCTGAGGCCATGTCGTAATTCCATGCATCGCTCATGGCGTCACCACGGGCGCGGCGGGCGCGGCGGAGTCTACCAGCACGTCAGAAAGCGTCATGATGCGGTTTAGCGTTACGGCGTCTGCGTAGTCATCAGCGGTTGCGTCAACAGACCGTGACGGGTGCAGCCGATACGCAGCATAAGCCGCATTATTCAAGGCTTGCAGTGATGCGAAGTATGCTTCGGGCGTGGTCATATCCATCTCCTCAATTAAGCCAAACGCGCGGATTTGGCGGCACTGTCACGGGCTTGGGAGTTTCGCGGTAAATCCGTACCCATTCGCCGGGGTGCATGTCGAAAAACGGCGGGGGCAGGCGGGTAGGGGTGGTCAGAATTTCACGCATGGTCGTTACTCCTATCGGTGCAGCGGGTTTGATGCTGATGTTCTGAACCTATAGATAACTTGCAGGCCGTGCAATAGATAAAAGGCATTCGGCTTAATTATTCTTGCTTGACGTGCAACCACCACTATGCAAAATGGTGACATGGAAAAACTCAAATCATACCTGGCTGGCGCGGAAGTGACGCAGAGAGCCTTTGCCGATATGATCGGCATACATGAAAGTGTGGTTTCGCGCTTCATCTCAGGCGGCGCGAAACCCAGCCTTAAAACTGCTGGCATTATTCAGCAAGTAACGCGCGGCAAGGTTCCTGCGGGTTGCTGGTTTACTGACACAGTTAAAGGGGGCGGGGTATGAACGCGCAACTATCGGAGTATCGCGCGTTCATCGCATCCCGTGCGCCAGTTGAAAAGCTGGCCGGGTTCGATCACTCGCCTATCAATCCGTTGGCAAAAATTCACCAGGTCGCGGCGTTGGAATTTGCCTTATCCAAAGGCAAAAGCGCGGCGTTTTTGGATACCGGCTTGGGTAAGTCGTTTATCGAATTGGAATTTGCGCGGCAGTGCGCGGATGAAACAGGCAAGCCTTCCCTTATCCTGACGCCATTGGCTGTTGCTGGGCAGATGATCCGCGAGGGCCGCAAGTTCAATATCGATGCGCGCCAAATCAAAGAACAGTCGGAAGTTGGCGCGGGCGTCATGGTCGCAAACTATGAACGACTGCCAAAGCTAGACCCATCGTCATTCGGCGCAATCATCTTGGACGAGTCATCCATCCTTAAATCGTTTGCAGGTCGGACCCGCAACATGCTGATGGATGCGTTTATAGACACGCCTTACAAGCTTGCGGCAACCGCAACGCCAAGCCCTAACGATCATATGGAATTGGGCAACCATGCGGAATTTCTGGGCGTCATGCGGCAGCAAGAAATGCTGTCAAAATGGTTCATCAATGACACCAGCACGGCAAGCCAAGACTGGCGCTTGAAGGGCCACGCGGTTGAACCGTTCTGGTCTTGGGTGGCAAGCTGGAGCCGTTGCGCAACACTTCCCAGTGATCTGGGTGGCGATGACACGGGCTATGTATTGCCGGATGTTTTGCGGACACTCCACACGGTTGAGGCTGACAGGTCGCAAGACACTCAAGGCAATTTGTTTCGCATCCCTGAATTGAGCGCAACATCATTTCACGCAGAAAAGCGTTTGACGTTAAATCATCGGTGCGAGTTGGCCGCTGATCTGGCAACGCACGATAAGCCTGTGACGGTCTGGTGCGAGACGAACGATGAAAGCGCCTTGCTTGCTAAGATGATCCCCGGCGCGATGGAAGTGCGGGGCGATATGACGCCGGAAGAAAAAGAGCGCCGTTTGCTTGGATTTGTTGATGGTGAGTTTCGCGCGATTGTCACAAAAGCAAAATTGGCCGGGTTCGGCGTGAATTGGCAGCACTGCGCCCATGCGGTTTTTGCAAGCATCAGCTTTTCATACGAGCAGCATTATCAGGCTGTTAGGCGGTCGCATCGGTTCGGACAGGTGGAGCGGGTGCGTAATGACATTGTGATCGCCGATACCGAGGCCGCGATTTGGCAGGCTATCCATGGCAAAGCTGCAAAGCACGAAGAAATGAAACGCCGCATGAGTGAGGCGATGAAACGGGCGCAAAATCAAACGGACGTCAGGGTGAGATATGACCGCCCGCTTGATTTGGCGTTTCCAAATTGGCTTGTAACAAGGGATCAATGACATGAAGCAACCAGAATATCAAGGCAATGGATGGGCGCTACACAATAGCGATTGCATCGAGGGCATGCACGCCATGCCAGAGGGCAGCGTGGATTGCGCTATATTTTCCCCGCCGTTCGGTGATTTGTTTGTGTATTCGGACAGCGAACGCGATCTAGGCAACGCTGGGTCTGGCGAGGCATTCACCAATCAATATCGGTTTTTTGCCGAAGCATTGACCCGCGTTATGCGCCCGGGCCGGATTGCTTGCGTGCATTGCACTGATCTGCCGATGCGCAAGGGGCGCGATGGTGCAATCGGCCTGCAAGACTTTTCTGGCGATCTGATCCGATCCCATACGGCTGCGGGCCTGATCTATCATGGCCGCGCGACGATCTGGAAGGACCCCGTTGTAGAGATGCAGCGGACGAAGGCGCTGGGCTTGCTGCACAAAACAATCTGCAAAGATAGCGCGATGAACCGCGTGGGCATGCCTGACTATATGCTGTTTTTCCGCAAGGACGCGGTCAACGAGCGCCCGATTGAACACACCAGCCAAACGGATCGAGGCTGGAAAAATGGCACCCCGTTAAAGATTGCGCGCGAGTGGATCGAGGAATTGACCCGCGAAGGGCTTTGCGCTGGCACCCCGCCCGATGAAGTCTTGGCCGAATTGATGAAAGAAGCTGAATTTACGATTGATGAATGGCAGGCGCTTGCATCGCCGGTATGGATGAATATCCAGCAAGGCAACGTATTAAAGTCATTCCGCAAGGCCAAGGGGGCCAATGATGAGAAGCATGTATGCCCATTGCAGCTTGACACAATCAAGCGTTGCCTGCGGCTTTACACGCGGCCTGGTGACGTTGTTATGGACCCATTCAACGGCATCGGCTCAACCGGATACGAGGCGTTGCGGGCGCGCCGGAAATACATCGGATTTGAGCTAAAGCGCGAATACGCAGAACAAGCAAACTTGAACCTGCAAGACGCTGCGGCGCATGGGGCGGATATGTTTGCCGAGGTGGCAGCATGACCTTCAACCCCCGCACCGAAGCCTTGGCCCTACGCATCTACAATCATTGCACCCCGTTAGGCTGGGATTGCACGCATGGGGATGTAGCGGAGGCGCTGGACGTATCATGGCAGCGTGTAGCAGGCGCATGCAGGGTCAAGGGCTGGACTGAACGGCTTCGCGGCACACGGGCATATATGCATGAATATGGCGAGAGTAGGCTACCGCACAGCCTAAGCGCCCATGATTTGGGCCGCATGCTATGACCCATCCCCATCCCCCAACCTTCCCCGGCGCGCAACTCCCACGCGCTGGTGTTGCGGGCAACTCCCCAGCGGTAAACAGGCCAGCCGCTGGGGCTTTTACTTCACGCGACACGGTGCTTTGCCTTTGCGACCTGACGGGTAACTTCGCAGCGCCTTGGCTTGAAGCCGGGTATCGCGCGGTGTTGATTGACCCGCAGCACCCGCCAGGCGTTACCGTAGACGGGCAGACCATCCGCATAGGGCATGTGCTTGACCATGACGTGACACGCAGCTTCCTGCGCCTGCTACGGGGCTGGGTGGCGTTTACCGCAGCCTTTCCCCCATGCACTGACCTTGCCGTGTCTGGCGCGCGCTGGTTCGCAGCAAATACAGCGGGGCCACATGACCCAAATAGCGGGGCCACATGACCCACGCAATCACACCTGCGCAATTTGCGCTGCCCCTGCCGCCTATGGCTACGGATACCCCGGCCACCGCCTGCGACTGCCTGCTGACAAGCAAGGGCGGCTCTGGGTTTGCAAAGCCCACCGCGACGAAGCCGACAGACGTATGCGCGCGGCTATTGGCGTGGGAGCGGGTGCTGTGGATGCAGAGGGCAGCAAGGGCACGCA